CCGCCAGTCGATTAGATCGTGGCATGAGCTACAGGCTATCGCCGCCTGCATATCGTGTGGTTTTGTCGCTGTTCCGCACGTCCCCGCCAGCCTGTAATGCGCCAGCACAGAGGTTTCGGGATTGTGATTGCAGTAGCCAGGGATTCTGATCTGGCACATCTGGCCTTTAGCCGCTTTACGTAAATTCACCATTACGCAAACTCCAGTAGTTGTGCGGCCACATTTTCAATTTCCTCCTGAGAGGAGAATTTACGGAACAGAATCCAGTTCCACAGCACATTCAGTACAGATTTATAAACCTGCTGAAACTCGACTTCGTCCATATTCGCAAACGCGATGGATTTCGCCCGACGCCCACGGCTACCATCAGGATAAAAATGCTCTGTGTAAAATCCGGCCTGAATGGTTACCCACTCGCGGAAAGCCTCAAACGACTTTAGCAATGCCGTATCCCGGGTTCTGCGTGTCGCAACGGTATTCAGATATTGCTCTGCGGCACCACTCAGGGCTGGAGTATGTTCCCGACCTACTGATTCGCACAGGTAATCAACGAAGCCTGATACCAGTTCTCGTTCTCGAGGCGTGATCGCCCCACCGATCGGAGTCCAGTAATCGAATCCCAGTTGCAGGAGTTTGAAAAAACGCTTGTGGAATGCATAGTTACGCACACGCTTAAAGTCTGCGTGTATCCACTCGCCTATTTTGATTTGATGCAGAAAATCGCAACTCTCCGGCGTCGCCGGGAGAAGTAAACCAGAAGAAGTTTGTTTGACCAGTTGTATATGCGCCATCGTAGTTCTCCGCTGGCGCAGTAGAATGGGTGTTCAGTCCGTTGTGCAGTATACCAGAATTAATACCAATACTAACAGGATGCTCTGACTCGCAATTCATCCAGCAGTTTATCATTTCCCATAATGTCACTTAACCTCATCGGTAAAAAAATTGCCTTTCGCCCATTACGATACATCATTGATTTTTGGTTTTCAGGGAAGTAATCCATTTCGACTATAACTGACAGGTCATCACGACGTATGACTGCGTATTTGCTACTAAATAGTTTCTTTATTTTTTCCACGATGCCTCCAAGTTTATAAGTACAAGAGGTTATATCCACATAGAGACAAAAATATTAATCTTAAAAATATTTATTTCACGCCGTATATTTGTTTGTTTTATGCGCAGGCACAATGACTTTTATTTATTGTTATGCATATAATCAAATAAGTGATTGTTTTTTGCTCTTCAGATTCAGCAGGCAAAATGCATAAGGGCTGAAAGTTCTCGCATATAATACCTAATTTACTATCACTATATTCTAAGCACTTACCAGGTGATTAGGAACGGAACCCAGTACCGTGCGAATTTTAATTATGTGCTGGGACCAAACGGTCTGAAATGTCTTCATTGGTGACGATGATTACTCTTACTTTTTGATTTTAATATTCCGGCAATAATTTTAATAAAAATCTGTTTTAACTCTGCATTTTGCTGATTCTCCGAAGAAACTATCCATCTCTACGAGGAGATCAAATGTCGTTTCAAATCAGTATGATGAGTATAAAAATCATGCCATAAATAGAAAACTAATTCGTCTGTATAGCAGTAATATTTCTGAAAATTAGTAGGATACTGTGGTAAAGAAATTCATTTCCAAGTAATTGGTAAACGCATTTGATTTGATTTTTTGTATGGGCTGTACTGGCTAAATAACATCCGATACTTGCCAGCACTAGCGATTGCTATTGATGAGAACAATAGTGGCATCCGGCAAAGCATTTTGTAGGGGGGTATCAAGCGGTGCTAACGCATTGCGGTAAAAATTCTGTCACACTTGGCGAGCAGGCATAGAGATGATCTCATTGAATTGGTTGCAATCACAAAACACTATGCCTGCCTTTTCTATTCGCCCATTGCTGGGGAGTCCACAGCACTACTGCAGCTTTTTAGTACGATGAACAGCTATTAAGTAATTTCAGAGGTATCTATCACTTTCTCAGGAGTTGTAGATAACAATTCTTTCATACGCTGATCTTCGGGAGCACGAGAAGACAGGTGTTCTAAAAACTCACGCCATTGACGCTTTGCATCAGACAGAAGGTCATCCCAAGTTAATGTATACATTTCTTGTTCTCTCAATGTTTTCAGTTTCATATTTAACGTTGCATTTCTCTTTAAAAAATCATCAGCAACTAGATAACCGGAAACTCGCTTGAATGGACTTCCTGTTGCAGAGTCTAAATAAACTCTGAAAGTATTAACATACTCCTCAAAGCGATTGATGTGATCTTTATCTATTTTCAGCCCTGGCCTCATGAATTCAAGTACAAGCAAATGTTCACCACTTGAAAGAACTAAGTCAACCCTTCCTTTAAAGCTTGGATCGTGTTCAATGTCTGATTCTTTTGCTGCTTCTCTAGCGATATGCTGGACATTTTTCTCAATAGCATAAGTCTCCCATTTTGGAGCTATCAGCCAAGGATTCTTCGCAATATAGTCTCGAACAGCATTTTCTAATTCTTTAGTGCGTATTCTAGTCTCAAGACCACTTATAGTATCAAGCTTAGCTTTAACTGATTCTGCTGTGTGTAAAGCCTGAATTGTATTTGCTTCGATCAATATCTCAAGCAATTTCGTTTCATCCATATCAGGAACGGAAGCAACGCTTCTTATAAGCTCTTTTAGACGCCCTCCCTCCCATGCAGTGAGGATAGAGTTGCCTATATGCCTAAATTGCTCTGCACCGATTTGTTGGATTGATGCAATTCGTTTCAAAGCCATTATAACCGTTTTTTTCTCTACACCTAGTTTATCTAGCCTACTTCTGAAATCATCAATTTTACTTTCAATCAGTTTGGTTTTTTCATCTGCCCGCCGATCTTTCCAGATTTTTAATAATTCGCGAACACGTTTCTGTCCCCACTCTTCTAATTTGGCAAGGTGGTGACTACTCCAATTCAATCTTTGTCGTTCAGTAGAAATCACATCATCATTAAACTCATCCAAATAATCAGCAATTACAGCCCCTGTCATATATTCAGGACCATTTTGACTTGGCAACCCTCCAGTCAAGTTAAACATAAACGGCCTTTGTGCTAATTTTTTGTGAGCGTAAATCGAGATACCTTGCAACTCATCATCCTTGATTGTTTCTTTTAAGAAAAACACTCTCCATTTTATCTCATAACCATCAACGATTTCTTTTCCATACCCCAAACTGTCAATCTCCGTAAGAGAATCAGGTTTTTCATCTACAGTATAATCTTTTGGAAAACTATATTCTGCAGTGGCAAGAAAATTTTCGACTGGCATGGGGGTATTATTAATACGAACTAAAAATTCATCGCCGCCAGAATTGATCGCAAACCTTCTCGCCATAGATGTAGCAAAAGAAGACTCATTTAACAATCTATTTATTTTCAATGACTTAAGTGTTACTGTTGTTCCATGATTTTCTTTTTCTAATTCTGAAGGGCCTGTGCGGAAGGTCACATCAATAGCCATGCTTTCAGTTTTAACGTAGTCATCTGACGATCTAATCTTATTTATATCCAAAGTAAAACTAGTTTTTTCACCTGTTTCTTGGCTAGTAGTACAAATTTCTATAATCTCAGCAATACCAAAACCAGCAAACTTTCCGATACCTTTTCTTCCCATTAAGTCTCGATTGAATAATTTCGACTTCGCTACAGGATTATCTTTCCTTTTATCAAAACCAACCGTAAGAAATTTCTTTTGACATTCTTCAAATGTCATTCCAATACCATTGTCTTTTATAACAATAGTTCTATTTTCATGCGTGGGTAGTGTAATATTAACTTCGGTTGCATCCGCGTCCCAAGCATTAGAAACCATTTCAGCTATTGCTGCTGTTGGACTTTGATACATTTGAATACCTAAATGATCAATTATCCTACCATGAAAATTTAGAAATAGTTTATTATCCATAATCCGCCTCGTTTTTAGTTATATGTTCTTTGATAAGTTCAGCATGATGCTTAATGAATTCAGGGGGCAATGCATTCCCTATCATCAAAGCAGCCTTGTCTTTACCAAATTGAATAGGAAAATAGTAATCACTCGGAAAAGTTTGTAATAATGCAGCCTCTCGAAGAGTTATTGCTCTATCTTGTTCAGGATGTAAAAAACGACCTTTTGAAGGATTAGTACATCCACTCGTAATAGTTGGAGCTACATCATCCCACCTCATACGACCGTAAACATCGCGAAAACCATTTGGATATCGTTTATGACATGGCAGCCAATACTCGTAAGGAAGTTGAGAGCGGCTTCCCCCATCCTTAGGAATAAGACTTATAATTTTTTTAACCTTCTCAGTTCTTCTTTCTAATATATTGTGCAGCGGATCATTGCTATTTTCAGGTCGAGCCAAATGGCCTATTGCATCGCGCACAGTTATTAAATTACTATTTTTTTGAGCACGAGTAAGCTCTCCGTATCGCGAAGCAAGTAGTACCATGCGCTTACGTCTTTGTGGCACACCAAATTTACTAGCATCTTCAATTAAAACTGAATTATCATCGATATGATAACCCAATTTCTTAAGCTCCGAAGTAAACATGTTTATTCGTTCGTCAAATGCCAAAGCTGGTACATTTTCAACCATTACAACTTTTGGAAAAAAGACTTTAACAAAATCTAAAAAATTAAAAATAAGTTCATTTCTCTCATCAAAGACAGCTACTGTTTTATTTTTTGTTCTTAACGAAGAAAATCCTTGACATGGTGGACAACCTGCCAACAAATCCAGTTCACCTTGCTGAATTTTTAATTGTTTCATTAATTCATCTGGTGATATATTTTTTATATCCCCATTTATTAAGTTAACATCCGGATGGTTGATTCTATAGGTTTCAGATACAATAGCTTCTTTTTCGATTGCTGATATGACATCAAAGCCAGCCATTTTTAGACCAACTGTCAAACCACCAGCGCCACAAAAAAGATCAATTGCTTTCATTTTATGCATTCCATTCCATCATGTATACTATGAATCTAATCGAGAATCATATGAAATTGATAGGCTTTTTACAATCTTTATCATCTATTTTTATTGTCTTATGTAATTTTCTTGGTTATTGGTGGAATGTAATCTCATCTGATATCCTATGTCCTAATAGATAGCAATTCTGTATGAGCTTTTATTGCCCTCATCAGACGCTTCCTTTATGAAGTTGTTCCGAGCAATGCAGCATCGCATTTATCACTTCTTTTATGTGGCTTATGTGTCACGGCGTTGTTGCCATCAAGGCCAGCGAACATTCCGTGCCTGTCAAACGCCGTGCAAAGCTCGTTAAACGCCCACGTCCGAACTTCGGCAAGGAAGGCATTGGCGCGGTCAACTCCTGGTAGCCAATCCTGCTCACTGCGCCGCCCCCTGAAAATGCCCCTGATAGAATGCCAGCACACGCTGCATAACTTCGCTCTTCCGGCACTCGCGACAGATTATGTTCATACGCCTGTCATAGCGGCGTATTTCTCCGTCTGGTAATGACCAGATAAGGTCAGGATCAACCACAACCGTTTTTTTCACCTTTGCCCTGGATAGTTTTTTGCGGGCGTTTTTCCAGTCCTTACGAGCCTGTTCAGAGGGAAATAACCCATAGCCAGAGTTGTATACATCGCCACTGGCAACCAACTCTCTGGCAAGAATGCTCATCAGATATCTTGTCGCACCTGTCTTGGCCTCCAGTTGCCTTAACGTCTCGCGCCCACTCTGGCGTACCAGCTCAACAACCTGCTCCTTAATTTTTTCACGCTCTTCCTGTGTAAAAACTTTTGCCATAAGCGCCTCCGGCAATCACTTTTCCGACACAATACGACTGGAGGAGTCGACAATCTGTCGAACAATATCCCGGTACTTGTTCAGCTCCCGCAGCGCGGCGCAGACACGCTCCCACTTCTGGACATGATTTTTCGCCCGGCGCAGCTCACGGTTTGCCATGTGCAGCGACTGCACAATGTCCGCCACAGTTTCTGTTTTAATATCTTCCTGTGTTGCATCTTTCTGTACCGGCAACGCAACACCTGCTGGCTGAGGAAAGGCTTTAAAATCAGTTTCCGTTACCGATGCAGCTTTCGGCTCTGCTGGTAAATTATTGCCCGGTATGCAGTAACGAAATTTACCGTTCTGATTTACGCGAATCAGGCGTCCTTTGCTGATTGCCATTGCCAGCGTTGAAGCAATTTTGCGGGATGTGGTACCGAACAGCGTAGCCAGTTCATCCGCCGTTTGTGGTCCGCGTTGTTCAATCGTCGCGGTTAAATCGCACTCTGAGATTTTCGCTACTGTTGCCGTGGTGGTTTCTTCCGGCAGTTCTGCCTGCATTGGCTGTTCCTGCTGAACGTTGTTATCAGCCACACGCCAGGTGTACGCGCTTTTATCAACGAAACCAGCTTTTTTCAGTTCCCATAGTTCGTTCAACACTTCTTCACGACTGATATCAAGTCGCGCAGCAAGTTCTATGGATGTGGCTTTTCCCATTGCTTTCAGTGCGTCAAAAACAGTCTCCATTAAAATTTCCTCCCGATAAAAATTACTTCGCAGTTCCTGGCTGGACGACATTTGGACGCCAGCTCTCCCAGTTAAAATTCACCCATCGCCCGCCGTTCATGGTCATGCGATCCATAATCCGCTCGCCGAGCAATGTTTTCATGGCCTCATAGTTCAGGTTTGTCAGCATCCCCACGCTGCGCATCGACGCTGTCCGGCGATCAACAATCTGGTGCAGTACCACCTGCTCGTTTTTTGTCTCGCGCTGAATGCCAATTTCATCAAGAACCAGCAGATCCACTTCGCACAGTTCCCGCAAAAATTTTTCGCCTGATTGCCCGTCGTCATAGCTGGCGTGTAGAGCACTCATGACATCAGCCACAGTAACCACAATCACTGTCTGGCCATCTTTCAGCAGACGATTCCCGATAGCCGCCGCCAGATGGTTTTTTCCGGTACCAGGTTTTCCGCTGAACGCAAAATTTGTACACCCGGTCATCAGTTCATCAGCGATAGATTTCGCCTGGCTCAACGCGTATCGCTGACCGTCGTTCTGCACCTGGTAATTCACAAACGAGCATTTACGGTGCAACGGCTGGATGCCTGAGCGATTCAGAATTTTTTCCACCCGCAACTGGCGATTCAGGCGGTTGATCTCCTCGCTACGTTTCTGGCCTTCAGCAAGTTGCCACTCGCGCCACTCCGCTACCGTTCTGAATGGGGCGGTTACATGTGGCGGGGTCAGTCGGCGGATGCGTTCCAGAACGCCGCCTGTCGCAATATTTTTCATGGTTCGTTACCCCCTGAAGCCTGGCGGGATCGCACTGTCCGGCAACGAGACGGTGTTAACCTGTCTGAGCAACGTCTCAGGCCTAACACCTTTCGGCGCGAACAAGCCCTGGTATTCATTGGCGATGCTATGTCGAATCACCTGCTCAGGGGTAAAACCCTGCTGGCGGAATTTTTCCAGTTCCCGTATCGCCCCGTTAGCGCCCTGCTCCGTTCGAATCGGTTTTCGCAATGCCTGCCTGAACCGGACCCACTCATGCCAGAGTGTTTCCGGCAACCAATCGGGCAACTCAATAGCCTCCGGCTCGAATTTTTTAGATGCTCGTTTTTGGCGAGGGGGATTTAGGGGGAGATCAGTATTTATATCTTCCTCTTCCTCTTCCTCTTCCTCTGGTAACGCTTTTTGATCCGTTTGTGTAACGCTGGCAGCGTTACCTTTTCGTTTCAGTTCGCGTATTTTTGTAACCCTCTCGTTTGTAATCGCCCGTTTTTTAGAGCTTTTTCCGTTATGACGTTCAAAGTTAGGTAGAGAAAGCCCACCGTTATTTTCGACCAGCCATCCAACCTGAATTAACGCATCAGCAAAACCAGCCATAAAAGTGATGCGATCTATTGCACTTTTTGTAACGCCGCGAGCGTTACACTCTGCGTTACCGTCTATCATTTGTTGATCCGCCCATGCCCAGAAGCGAATGACTTTCCCTAATGCGGCATCTGGATCAATATTCAGAATCTCAGCAAGCCTGAATATTTCCGGCTTATCCGGCGTAATAACCTCGAGCTTTATCCAGTTTGAAGCCATATTGTTTTCACCTTGTAACGCTGTAAGCGTTACATTTAACTGATACCGAACAAAACAGTCCGGCACGATTAATTTCAATCAATGCACTACGACAGAATCGCTAGGAGAACCGCCGCCGCTGAAATGTGCTTTACGGTAAACGGCCTGGACTGCATCATCATGCGCATCAATTGCCGTACTCAGTGCATCCTGTGCCGCCAGTAATGCACGGCGTTCCAGGGTATCGAAGATGCAGAGTCGGTGACGCAGCTCGCGAGGAAGAATTGCCAGAACCGCAGGGATCAGTTTCTGAATTTTTTCCCTTTGCGCATTCGTTTCACCTTTCAACCAACGATGATAGATATTCTGCTGATTGTTCCAGTCCTTGCCTGGTACCAGGGGCAATTCGCCGCCCCCCTGGCGCAGATATTCTTCAGTAATTGCGTTAGCGACCCACGCCTGCCCTTTTTCGGCTGCCAGGGCTAACAACACTGATTCGATGTGCTCATGCTTGATTTTCATGAATCAACTCCCATCAGCTTTTTCGTAGTAGTTTTATTTCTGCCAATAGTTAAAATTGCATCGGCAGAAAATAATCCGTTTGATGCATGAGCGATTTTTTCAGCGTAATTTGTTTCGCCGGTATATTCTGTGCGAGGCAATTTTCCGTTATCCATCCATTTGTAGATTGCTCTTTGGCTGACACCACAAACGTCGGCCACAACAGAAACGCGAACAGTTTTGATTACATCTTCAAGTGTTTTCTGGTTCATATCACCCTCACAATGTGAACTTTGAGTACATGCTATAACAGAACTGACAGTACATTCAAGAGCGAATATCATTGAACTTATGGTTCATGAAGATAAAGCGCGTAAAGAGTTCGCCAGTAGGCTTGCGCTAGCCTGTGAAAACGCTGGTTATGAACAACATGGAAGGCAGGCAGAAATTGCCCGTCGAATGAAATTAACACCAAAAGCGGTTAGCAAATGGTTTAATGGTGAAACAATTCCTCGCCGAGAGAAATTAAGGGAATTAGCAACACTCATTGGAACAACACCAACCTATCTTTTGGGAGAGGATACAGAAGAAAGTGGACAGATACGTTTCTATCAGGAGTTAAATCCAAGACAAAAAATCATCATTGACCTTCTGGACGAGCTCCCTGACAGTGAGACAGATGAACTTTTAAAAACTCTTGAGGAGAAAAAACAGAAGTACAATGCAATTTACGAAGAGTTAGCACGAAAGAAAAAACAAAAAGCCTCTTAAACCAGCATAAATCCGGTAGCGTCCCCCTCCGGGTTTGTGCTTCACTTTATCCCGTCTCATTTTTTTATACATAAAATGTACTTAAAGTACTTTACAATGATGAACACAAAGTACATTATATACCTACCAACCCACCCCGCCCCACAGAACGCCGGGCAATACTTCGAGTTACCAGGCAGTGGTCAGGGGTTAAGTAGCCAGCCCGAGGCGTATGAACATGACGGCAGTTGTTGATTGATACAAAGCGCAGTAGATAAAACGTTCCGCCACCCGGCGTTAAGGGGAGAGATAAGATGGTGCATTACGAAGTAGTTCAGTATTTGATGGATTGTTGCGATATCACTTACAGCCAAGCTGTACAGGCTCTACGCAGCAACGACTGGGATCTCTGGCAGGCAGAAGTCGCTATACGTAGCAACAAGATGTGAGATTCGCAAAATGCAAAAAATCGACCTCGGCAACAACGAATCCCTGGTGTGCGGCGTGTTCCCCAACCAGGATGGAACGTTCACTGCCATGACGTATACCAAAAGCAAAACATTTAAAACCGAAACTGGTGCGCGCCGATGGTTGGAGAAGCACACAGTAAGCTAACGATTAAAACGTCTACTCCTGCTGTTCCAGAATAACTTCATAAAATGGGAGTATTTTTCGGTGACGAGATAATAAGAACAGTTTGCGCTATCACTCTGATGTTGAATGATGCCCTTCCGTTCTAATTTTTTCATAACCGGGTTACGGCAAGGAGAAGTGATAATAAGATTTCCTGTTTTAAGGAAATCTTTAAATACAGCGATTTCTTTCTCAGATAAACGAAGCAATACTCGTTGCTCTGGTAGTAATGAATAATGCTTTTGAATATGTGCTCGCAATCTTGAGAAGGAAATGGCGACCACGAAAGAAAAGGCAAAAACGATAATCTGAAAGAGCCAAGGTATTTCAGTATAAGCATTGAATGCGACAGTAAACTCTTTCGGTATCAGCCAGAGAGTGAAACCAAAAATGATAATCGTATACATAAGTCTTTCGAGTGGCTCGTTAGCAAAAAATTTCAACAATGGAGTAAATACATCCAACATATCAATAACTCTCAACTGTAAGGGTATTGAAATGTTAACACAAGCTCTCGCTGTAGGGGTATAGCCGAGACCACCGAAGCCCGGAGGTGGTGAAATAAAACCGGGCACAACACGAAGGCGCATTTCCGATATCCATAAAGAGTCGGTCTTGTCTGTTAAATTTAAATGGTGGGAGTGCGCCTCCGGTTGTAAATAACGACATTGCTGTGTGTAGTCCTGGCGGCATCAGTTTTTTTCTTGAAGTTCGGCTGATGTCCGCCCTTTTTAAAGTGAATTTTGTGATGCGGTGAATGCGGCTAAGCGCACGTGGCACAGTTAAAAGTCATGTTAGTCCTTATTGGTTTGGGTGGGAAAGCCGATTGTAATTGTTAACTGGTTGCAGTCACCTGGAGGCACCAGGCACCGCATCAACAAAGTTCATTTGTAAAAATGGAGATAATTATGATTGCACATCACTTCGGAACTGATGAAATACCACGTCAGTGTGTGACTCCTGGCGATTATGTTCTTCATGAAGGCCGGACATATATTGCCTCGGCAAACAATATTAAAAAGCGAAAACTATATATTCGTAACCTGACCACAAAAACATGCATTACTGACCGCATGATTAAAGTCTTCCTCGGTCGTGATGGTTTACCTGTAAAGGCGGAGTCATGGTGATGACTAAGAAAATAAAATGTGCTTACCACCTTTGCAAAAAAGACGTTGAAGAAAGCAAAGCTATTGAAAGAATGCTTCACTTCATGCACGGGATTTTATCAAAAGACGAACCGAGAAAATATTGCAGTGAAGCTTGTGCCGAAAAAGACCAGATGGCACATGAACTTTAATTAATTGACTATTCGAAACTGAATTTATGCCAGAAATGGCAGGTATTCGCTCAACCTTAATTAAGGAGAAAAACATGATTACCAATTATGAAGCCACTGTTGTAACTACCGATGACATTGTTCACGAGGTGAATCTGGAAGGAAAGCGCATTGGCTACGTAATTAAAACAGAAAATAAAGAAACCCCATTCACTGTGGTTGATATCGATGGTCCATCAGGCAACGTAAAAACACTTGATGAAGGTGTCAAAAAAATGTGCCTGGTGCATATCGGAAAGAATCTGCCCACAGAAAAAAAGCCGAATTTCTGGCAACTCTAATTGCAATGAAATTAAAAGGTGAAATCTGAAAGAAATAGCCTGCGTATGACGCAGGCTATGAACAGTGTGTATCCGGCAAGATCATTCACTGAACAAAACGAATTTTAATCTGAGTTGAGGTTAAAAAACAATGAGCACAAAACCACTCTTCCTGTTACGGAAAGCGAAAAAATCATCCGGTGAACCTGACGTCGTCCTGTGGGCAAGCAACGATTTTGAATCGACCTGTGCCACTCTGGACTACCTGATCGTTAAGTCAGGTAAAAAACTGAGCAGCTATTTTAAAGCTGTTGCCACGAATTTTCCTGTCGTTAATGACCTGCCCGCTGAAGGTGAGATCGATTTTACCTGGAGTGAACGCTATCAACTCAGCAAAGACTCCATGACATGGGAACTAAAACCGGGAGCAGCACCAGACAACGCTCACTATCAAGGCAATACCAACGTCAACGGCGAAGACATGACTGAGATTGAGGAGAATATGCTACTCCCAATTTCTGGCCAGGAACTGCCCATTCGTTGGCTTGCTCAACACGGCAGCGAAAAACCGGTAACGCACGTTTCACGCGACGGACTCCAGGCATTACACATTGCTCGGGCTGAAGAACTACCGGCTGTTACTGCCCTGGCTGTTTCCCACAAAACCAGCCTGCTCGACCCGCTGGAAATTCGCGAACTCCACAAACTGGTTCGTGACACTGACAAAGTTTTCCCTAATCCTGGTAATTCAAACCTGGGACTGATAACTGCTTTTTTCGAAGCATACCTGAACGCTGACTACACCGATCGAGGACTGCTGACAAAAGAGTGGATGAAGGGTAATCGTGTTTCACACATCACTCGCACGGCTTCCGGTGCTAATGCTGGCGGCGGAAACCTCACCGATCGCGGCGAAGGTTTCGTACACGATCTGACGTCACTGGCGCGCGACGTAGCCACTGGCGTACTGGCCCGTTCAATGGATCTGGACATCTATAACCTTCATCCGGCACACGCTAAACGCATTGAGGAAATTATCGCTGAAAATAAACCGCCCTTTTCTGTTTTCCGCGACAAATTCATCACCATGCCTGGCGGGCTGGATTATTCCCGCGCCATCGTGGTTGCGTCCGTAAAAGAAGCACCAATTGGGATCGAGGTCATCCCCGCGCACGTCACTGAATATCTGAACAAAGTACTGACTGAAACCGATCATGCCAACCCTGATCCGGAAATCGTGGATATTGCCTGCGGTCGCTCCTCTGCCCCGATGCCGCAGCGAGTAACAGAAGAAGGAAAACAGGATGATGAAGAAAAACCGCAACCATCTGGAACAACGGCAGTTGAACAGGGAGAGGCTGAAACAATGGAACAGGACGCAACTGAACATCATCAGGACACGCAGCCGCTGGATGCTCAGTCACAGGTAAATTCTGTTGATGCGAAATATCAGGAACTGCGGGCAGAACTCCATGAAGCCCGGAAAAACATTCCATCAAAAAATCCTGTCGATGCCGATAAATTGCTTGCTGCATCACGTGGTGAATTTGTTGACGGAATTAGCGACCCGAACGATCCGAAATGGGTAAAGGGGATCCAGACTCGCGATTGTGTGTACCAGAACCAGCCAGAAACGGAAAAAACCAGCCCGGATATGAATCAACCTGAGCCAGTAGTGCAACAGGAACCGGAAATAGCCTGCAATGCCTGCGGCCAGACTGGCGGGGATAACTGCCCTGACTGTGGTGCGGTGATGGGCGACGCAACATACCAGGAAACATTCGATGAAGAGAGTCAGGTTGAAGCTAAGGAAAATGATCCGGAGGAAATGGAAGGCGCTGAACATCCGCACAATGAGAATGCTGGCAGCGATCCGCATCGCGATTGCAGTGATGAAACTGGCGAAGTCGCAGATCCCGTAATCGTAGAAGACATAGAGCCAGGTATTTATTACGGAATTTCGAATGAGAATTACCACGCGGGTCCCGGTATCAGTAAGTCTCAGCTCGATGACATTGCTGATACTCCGGCACTATATTTGTGGCGTAAAAATGCCCCCGTGGACACCACAAAGACAAAAACGCTCGATTTAGGAACTGCTTTCCACTGCCGGGTACTTGAACAGGAAGAATTCAGTAACCGCTTTATCGTAGCACCTGAATTTAACCGCCGTACAAACGCCGGAAAAGAAGAAGAGAAAGCGTTTCTGATGGAATGCGCAAGCACAGGAAAAACGGTTATCACTGCGGAAGAAGGCCGGAAAATTGAACTCATGTATCAAAGCGTTATGGCTTTGCCGCTGGGGCAATGGCTTGTTGAAAGCGCCGGACACGCTGAATCATCAATTTACTGGGAAGATCCTGAAACAGGAATTTTGTGTCGGTGCCGTCCGGACAAAATTATCCCTGAATTTCACTGGATCATGGACGTGAAAACTACGGCGGATATTCAACGATTCAAAACCGCTTATTACGACTACCGCTATCACGTTCAGGATGCATTCTACAGTGACGGTTATGAAGCACAGTTTGGAGTGCAGCCAACTTTCGTTTTTCTGGTTGCCAGCACAACTATTGAATGCGGACGTTATCCGGTTGAAATTTTCATGATGGGCGAAGAAGCAAAACTGGCAGGTCAACAGGAATATCACCGCAATCTGCGAACCCTGTCTGACTGCCTGAATACCGATGAATGGCCAGCTATTAAGACATTATCACTGCCCCGCTGGGCTAAGGAATATGCAAATGACTAAGCAACCACCAATCGCAAAAGCCGATCTGCAAAAAACTCAGGGAAACCGTGCACCAGCAGCAGTTAAAAATAGCGACGTGATTAGTTTTATTAACCAGCCATCAATGAAAGAGCAACTGGCAGCAGCTCTTCCACGCCATATGACGGCTGAACGTATGATCCGTATCGCCACCACAGAAATTCGTAAAGTTCCGGCGTTAGGAAACTGTGACACTATGAGTTTTGTCAGTGCGATCGTACAGTGTTCACAGCTCGGACTTGAGCCAGGTAGCGCCCTCGGTCATGCATATTTACTGCCTTTTGGTAATAAAAACGAAAAGAGCGGTAAAAAGAACGTTCAGCTAATCATTGGCTATCGCGGCATGATTGATCTGGCTCGCCGTTCTGGTCAAATCGCCAGCCTGTCAGCCCGTGTTGTCCGTGAAGGTGACGAGTTTAGCTTCGAATTTGGCCTTGATGAAAAGTTAATACACCGCCCGGGAGAAAACGAAGATGCCCCGGTTACCCACGTCTATGCTGTCGCAAGACTGAAAGACGGAGGTACTCAGTTTGAAGTTATGACGCGCAAACAGATTGAGCTGGTGCGCAGCCTGAGTAAAGCTGGTAATAACGGGCCGTGGGTAACTCACTGGGAAGAAATGGCAAAGAAAACGGCTATTCGTCGCCTGTTCAAATATCTGCCCGTATCAATTGAGATCCAGCGTGCAGTATCAATGGATGAAAAGGAACCACTGACAATCGATCCTGCAGATTCCTCTGTATTAACCGGGGAATACAGTGTAATCGATAATTCAGAGGAATAATTCAGCCTGGCGGTGTAATGCACCGCCAACTTGAAATATTTTTTATGAGAAAAATTATGAGATATGACAATGTTAAACCATGTCCATTTTGTGGTTGTCCATCAGTAACGGTGAAAGTCATTTCAGGATATTACCGAGCGAAGTGTAACGGATGCGAATCCCGAACCGGTTATGGTGGAAGTGAAAGAGAAGCACTCGAAAGATGGAATAAACGAACCACTGGAAATAATAACGGAGGTGTTCATGTATAAAATTACCGCTACTATTGAAAAGGAAGGTGGCACTCCTACTAACTGGACAAGATATTCAAAATCTAAACTAACGAAATCAGAATGCGAAAAAATGCTCTCAGGTAAAAAAGAAGCAGGCGTTTCCAGAGAGCAGAAAGTAAAACTGATAAATTTTAATTGCGAGAAACTTCAGTCCTCGTGAATTGCATTGTATTCAAATTAAAACTTCATAGCTGATTATTAATAATCAACATCGGGCGTCAATTTCAGTCTAACATTGGCGCCTGCCAGAGGTGATGCGATGGCACAAGTAATCTTTAATGAAGAGTGGATGGTTGAATACGGCCTGATGCTTCGCACTGGTCTGGGGGCCAGACAAATTGAAGCATACCGCCAGAACTGTTGGGTGGAGGGCTTCCACTTCAAACGAGTATCTCCTTTAGGTAAGCCAGACAGCAAACGAGGGATTATCTGGTACAACTATCCAAAGATAAATCAGTTTATCAAAGACTCATGATATGTCTAAATTACCAACAGGTGTCGAGATTAGAGGTAGATACATTCGCATCTGGTTCATGTTTCGAGGAAAACGATGTCGGGAAACATTAAAAGGCTGGGAGATTACAAACAGTAATATTAAAAAGGCCGGAAATTTAAGAGCGCTGATAGTTCATGAAATAAACTCCGGTGAATTTGAGTATTTAAGACGTTTTCCCCAGTCCAGCACTGGGGCAAAAATGGTGACAACGAGAGTCATAAAAACGTTCGGAGAGCTTTGTGATATCTGGACAAAAATTAAAGAGACAGAGTTAACAACAAACACAATGAAGAAAACGAAATCACAATTAAAAACACTCAGAATAATAATTTGTGAAAGTACCCTGATATCACATATTCGTTATAGCGATATCTTAAACTACCGGAATGAACTGCTGCATGGAGAAACGCTTTACCTGGATAATCCAAGATCCAACAAAAAAGGAAGAACCGTGCGCACAGTTGATAACTATATCGCCCTGCTCTGTTCGCTGTTACGTTTTGCGTATCAGTCGGGATTTATATCAACCAAACCATTTGAAGGAGTAAAAAAATTACAGCGAAACAGAATAAAGCCTGATCCGTTATCTAAAACAGAATTCAATGCATTAATGGAAAGTGAAAAAGGACAGAGCCAGAACATGTGGAAATTTGCAGTTTACTCAGGACTTCGTCACGGGGAACTGGCAGCTCTGGCGTGGGAGGATGTGGATCTCGAAAAGGGAATAGTGAATGTCAGAAGAAACCTGACGATACTTGATATGTTCGGTCCCCCAAAAACAAATGCCGGGATCCGGACAGTAACACTACTGCAGCCTGCTCTTGAAGCACTGAAGGAGCAATACAAACTGACCGGGCATCATCGCAAAAGCGAAATCACCTTTTATCATCGGGAGTACGGCAGAACCGAAAAGCAAAAACTGCATTTTGTTTTCATGCCCAGGGTGTGTAACGGAAAACAAAAACCTTATTACTCGGTAAGCAGTTTGGGGGCAAGGTGGAATGCAGCAGTAAAACGTGCTGGTATTCGCCGCCGTAATCCGTACCATACGCGGCATACTTTTGCCTGCTGGCTGTTGACGGCAGGAGCGAACCCGGCATTTATAGCCAGCCAAATGGGGCATGAAACTGCGCAGATGGTGTATGAAATTTACGGTATGTGGATTGATGACATGAACGACGAACAGATAGCCATGTTGAATGCGCGGTTATCATAG